TCATCTCCTCGCTCGGCGCCCTTGCGAAGTTTACCTGTTCGCATGGAATCTCGTACTTGAGTATGTTGTACTCATAGTCGCTGAAGGCGTGGTCCATGTTCAGCTCGTCGATAGGTTCGCGCCTGTTGGACTCGCGGATTTTCCTCACGCACTCCTCGTGGTCGATTCCGTTGAGTTCCCACATCTCAAGCACCGTATTTCCACGGCGCTTGAAGAAAGCCGTGCAGTCACGCTCGACACCGTCCGCGCAGTCAAGCCCGGCTATTACCCGCTGGTCCGTCGAGAATCCCGGAAGCCTCGGAAACTCCTCAAGACGGACAATCGCAGCGGCTCCCAAGCCGTTGAAGATGTGACCGAGAATCTCCTGCTTGTACATGTTCTCGTCGTGGATTTCGGAGAGGATGAGGTCGAGCTCGTCCTTCGAAATCTTGTCGTTGTCCATGGTCGAGGCCGTGATTGTCTCCCAGTCGCACTTCGGATCGGAAAAGAGGACATTCCACATGGAGCCGAGGCGAGGCGTCGTAGCGCCCACAATGCGCGTATTGCCACCAGCTGCACGCATGCAGGGACCCCAAACGGCGAGGATGTTGGCAGGAGCTAGAAACATCTCGTCGAGCAGGATGAGCGAAACGCGGGAGTAGCCACGGACCGCATCCACGCTCTCGTAAGTGCCGAACCACACATGGGCGTCGCCGAGCGTCATCATCATCGGCCGTTCGCGCCACTCGATGTAGTCGTAGATTCCCCATAGCGAAGCGATCTTCTTGATTTCGTCGTACAACGTGTCGTGCAGCGTGTCGTAGCGCTGCCCTCCTATCAGCACGTTACGGCCCATGAGTAGCACGAGGAGGCACAGCACGGCGCACACGAAAGACTTTCCGGCACCGCGACCGCAGATGAGCGCGGACTTTCTCGCCTTGCTCTTGATCAGCTTTTGCTGGTGCGGTAGTAGGTTTGAAAGGTCTATATTGACTAGCCTATTCAAATATTCAACCCCGTAACATGCACTTCTACACCGTCGTAGCGATTTTCTGGTTCTTTCTTGTCTATGCGGAAACCTGCGAACTCGGCCATCATAAGAATCTGCTTTATATCTCCGTCCTTGACGGCCTTCATGACGGCGCGACGGAAAGAAAGACGGGTGGCCGATTCCGAATCGTCGAGTTCTACGCCCAACTTTCGGAACGATTCGCGAAGCGCCGGAGTGACAATCAATCGCATACCCAATGCACGCGAAATCTCTTCCTTGAACGTGTCTCGCGTGAGCGCTTCTTCGCGGTTCTTTCTCCGTTTTGCAACTGAAAGTTTCTGCATTTCGCAAGCCTGCTCCGACGTGATACGACGGAGGTTCTTCAAAGACTTTTCTGTCGGCTTGCGTTTTGTCTTCACGGCCTACCCCTCAATCTTCACGGCCTTCTGCCCGGTGAGCTTCTCCCAGCGTGCAATAATCACGTCGCAGTAGTGCGGGTCTAGTTCCATCATGCGACACTTGCGGTTCAGTTGCTCGCAGGCGATGAGCGTGGATCCGCTGCCGCCGAATATGTCAAGCACGATGTCGCCTTTGTCGGAGTAGAGCATGATGAACTTTCCGCAGAGTGCAACTGGCTTGCTGTACGACAATTCGTTGTCAGCGTCTTTCTTTCCGATATATAACTTGCTGTACGTCTCGAAGTCGAGTCCTTTCTTCGGACCTTGGTCGCCTATTACGGCAATATATTCGAGGTCGGTCATTAAGTGCCCTGCGTAGTTCGGCAGTCCTTGCTTCTTATATATTGCAAGGTCGTATGGCTTGCCCTCACGTTCAGCGAGTAGAATGTAGTCCTTAATGAGCGGCTTGTTATGCGAATAGATGTTTGTCTCGGAGTAGAGTTTCAGTTTCGATGGCTCGAATTGGTCAACTCCGTTTTGCTTTATCTGCTTCATGGAATTGGCTGCTTTCAGTACGCCACCGCCTTCCGTTGCAAGCCTATATGGTGGGTCAGTGAACGTCAGCGGAGCGTGTTCCCCATTCAGTAACTTCAACACGTCTGCCTCGTTGAGAGAGTCGCCACACATCAGGCGGTGTTCGCCAAGCAGCCAAATCTCGCCCTTCTTGCAGACAGGTTCGACTTCTTCCGGGACTTCATCTTCCTCGACTTCCGTTTTTTCATCCATACCAATGTTGTCAAATTCGGACAAGTCGAAGCCGAAGTCCCCCATGTCGATGTCGCACGCGTCCGCGATGGCGTCCAGCTCGTCGCCCAGCAGGTCCATGTCCCACTCAGCGAATTCGCCCACCTTGTTGTCGGCAAGACGGAAAGCCCTAATCTGGTCATCGGTCAGGTCGTCGGCCATGATGCATGGAACCTCGCCCATGCCGAGCGACTTTGCCGCCATCAGGCGCGTGTGCCCGCATACGATGACGCGGTTTGAATCTATGATGATGGGAACTTTGAAACCGAACTGCTCGATTGAAGCCTTGACGAACTTCACGGCGTTCTCGTTCTTGCGCGGGTTTTTCTCGTATGGACGTACCTCGGAGACGGGGAGCATGACGATCTTGTCTGCGCTCAACTTGAGAGCCTTGCCGGTCCGTGCGATTTCGTGTGACTTAGCCATATTCATCTTCACTTCTTCGAGAGGCATCTCTTGACCTCCACTATTTCGCACAGAATGGCGTACAGGAGCGTTGGAATCGTGTTGGATATGCAACCATAGCGCCCCACTAGATAATCGCCTACGGACTGCGTTTCTGTGCAATCTGCGGGCATATGCTTTGCAGCCGCCTTAGGCTGCGGAACTGATTTAGACATTGATGTGACCTCCCGGAACCGAACACCTATACAGGTGATACAGTTACCACTCAAAATATACACACGAAATCACAATTTATCAACAGGAATTTTGAGAAAAGTTTAAAAAACACTTGAGTGGAACGATATATCGCCCAAAACGCGGAATAAATTCCCGAAACTAAACATTTTGTATCGATTCCAGCACAAGGACGGAGCAATCCGCCCTTTTTCAGTATCCGAGGAATCCTCGGCGGTCAACAGTTTGGAAAAAAATTTTCTCTCACGCGCGAAGAGTGTGAGGTCAGTGTGTGAGAAAAGGACAAGGACAAAGACAAAGACAAAAACAAAGAAAAGGAAAAGGAAAAGATTGTCATGTAATGAAGTGTAATGATGTGTAATGTAATGTAATGTAATGTCATGTCATGAAATGAAGTGAAATGAAATGTAATGTAATGTAATAGCCCCCCACCTACCAGGAACCCCCTACCCCCCCCACTACCCCCCCCTCCCCCCCCACTACCACCACCCTATATCTCCCTACTCAAAAAAAATTTAATTTTTTTTGCCAATCTCTTGACTTTTTAAAATGTTTTATATAAATTTTTTATATAATTTAAAAAAAAAGGAAAAAATATGGCAGTAATGATTGCAGTTCGCGACGAAACGAACGAGACCATCGAGAACATCATCAAGAAGAGGCTCGAAGCCGACGGCGTAAAGGACAGCAAGGCCCGCGTCGTAGCCGAGGCTGTGAAGAAGCTAGAAGCCGAAGTAACCGGGAAGAAAGATGGTTAGACTGGTACTTCCAAAAGGCTTATTCCTACCGAGAAGCACGTTTCGTGTCTTATCCCTGACAATGAACAGGACAAAGACTTTCGACGACATGCGGGAGTCCTTCATCAACGCCGTAAGTGAAAACATCGACGACATGAAGAACGAAGGAGTGACGGCCATGGATTGCGCCAAGTATCTAGACTTGGTCGTAAAGAACAGATATTACGTCATCGAATAGCAGGTAAAAAAGTGGCCGAAAAAAACATCTCATCCGTAAGGATCGTCATTCGGGAATTCCTCTCAAGGACTCGGAATATCAACGAGTCGAACGTATGGGAATGGTTCTCGTCTTTCCGCGATACCCTCGCCTATCAGGAATTCTGCGAACAGAAGAACGAATATGCGGAACACCTGCTGGCGGATGCAGACAACTACATCGCGCTATGCTACGTGCAGGGCATCGAGGGCGCCATGGCAAAAACCATGGAGAAAACAGAATTGAGCCGCAAGGCGGTTCACGATGCCTGCTGCGAAAAATATGGCGACGAGTATATTGCCGCGAAGGCGAAGGAAAAGTCCTACCTCGCAGACCATCCCGGAACCGAGACTATCTGGACGAAAAAATACCGCAAGTTTATCGACGGGGCCGATGGCGCACAGAAAGCTCCGAATAAGACGAAAGCCCTCTCAAATGGGACTTTAGAAACGGCTCCATCTACGATAAATCAGCAGCAGCCCGTACCGCCGAAAATCCTAAACCTCGCGTATTCTGGCGAATTCGGGAACGTCCTGCTGTCGCAGGAGCAGTACAACGAGCTGGGGATGAAGTTCGGGAACCAGCAGGCGCTCAACAGAGCGATAGACTCGCTTAGCTCGAAACTCGAAAACGGGGAAATTCAGCCCGTGCCTAAAAACCATTACGCAGTTCTCGTCAAGTGGGCCGCGTACCGTGACGACAAGCGAGAAGAAAAGGACGAGGACGCGGAGCGCAACAGGTACGAGACAGTGAGCGAGCACAACATGCGGGTGCTGAAAAAATCGACCGAGTTCATAATGAACGGCGGACTGGAGAAACTGAAAAATGGAACAATCGGAACATTCTAACGAACAGCCTATAATCAACCAGATACAGAACGAACTTGCTCTCTGCTATGAATATATTGGGAGAAAGGTACCGGAAACAATCGTCATAATAGCCGCGTCTTTACAGGAAGCTATACAGTTTTCCAGCCCGGAGCAGGTACACGAAATTTTCAAGAGGGCGAAGGACATCGAGAGCATCCCGACGCAGAAGACGCTCAAGGAGTGCATGCGCAACTATGCCGAGGAATGGCTTAAATACAGGAGCGACGACAAGAACAAGTCCATCGAGTACAACGACCCTTGCGCAGCGTGGCTACCGCACGAACCTGTCAAGAAGGCCATCAACTGCAACGAGGCCATCAAGAACTACACCATAGCGTGTGGTGGCAACGCCTACTTCGACCTTTGCACAGCGCGCTCGAACGGGCCGGGTTACTACAGGACATACACGCTGCCGATAAAGAAGGCCATCTACAGGCTCTATCTCAAGTACTGGCGGAAGATGCCGATAGCTAACGGATACCCGGCAAGCGGACCTATATCGCTCGCCCTCATCCCGGCAACCGTTGACGACTTCCGCAAGATGTTCGGGTACGAAAACGCGGGGCACGTATGACAAAAAGGCGGCCGCAAGCTCACGCCCTTTAGGGCGTGGGTAAGACCCGCCGATAGCAAATGTCAGCAATGGCGCTATTTTCGTGTTAATAAATATTTTACAATAAAAATCAAGTTTTTTATAAAAAATATCTTGACAACATGGAAAAAATAAGGTATATTTACACATGTAAACAACAGAAAAGGAAGAAAAGAAAATGGCAACAGAAACGACAACGCTCAAAAGCGTGGCCATCACGGCGAAGGCTTACGAAATCGCCACCTCCGAATCCAGGCGCCGCAAGGATAGCGGAATCCCCGCTTCACTTACCAACGTAATCAGCGAGGCCGTTGTGCGCTCTTTCTCGCGTGATAGCGACCTCCAGACAATAGCGAAGGCCGAAGAACTCGG